ACTCAATCTCCTTGAACTGTAGACTATTCATCTGTTCTAAGAAATCTTTCACCTCCTTCTTAGTACAATCAGCAGTGGACCATACCTCATCTTCACTATAGATTTTATCAATACAAGATGCAATCAAATCAAAGGACTGATCCATATCTACTTCACCATCAAAATCAAAATTATTTTTAACAAACTCATTTAATGAAGGATACTTCATCTGCATCATCAAAGTCTCATCCAATTTAATTTTATTAGTATGATTTTCCTTCTTACTTATTTTAATATCATCTATATTAATAGTCACTGGTACAGATGTTACCTTATCATCAGGTGCTATTAGATTAACTTCAATCTCTTCTCCAACAGACTTCCCTCTAATGTTGAGGAACAAGTATTCTATATCAAAAGTAGGAAGGTTCTCTACCTTCACTCCTCTAGTCTGAATACAATTTTTTAATACTGCTTTAATTGCTGTAGAAATTTGTTTAGTATCTTCTGACTCTAATGCTAGTACTAATAACTTCTCTTCTTTAACAAGGAAGGGTCTGTATTTTATTTTCTTTCCTGTAGATGGCAACTCAAGTTCATAAGTTGGGGTAGCAATAGTAGGTAAAGGCATAATAATTCTTTCAGTGTTTTATTTAGGTTGTTATATTAACCTGTGTTAACTAATCCGCCAAACTTAGCAGGGACACGAGTTTTCCTCTCGCTAACATACCTAATGAAATTAAATGAAACACTACACCTTAAAATCTGACTATCTTCATATGATACAGGCATAGCTGTTAAAGATAAAGGAAATGCATTAACAAAAGTATAATGTAAAGTAGTTCTAGGAAGATCAGACTGAAAAGAAAAATGATCTTTCTCAAACTTAGTTAAGAAAATATCCTGCTTATAAGTATTTGGATATGCCATCCTATACCCTGCATAAGGACTCTTAAAATCCCTAGTATTATCCATCCCACTAATATAATCCATCCACCCTTCTATCAATTCTATTATCTTATAATTTCTATCTACATAAAAAGTTAATCCAATAGTCTCATCATACATCCTTCTATAAGCCATCTTCTCAGTCACACCATGATAATCATTATTAACTTCATGAGTAGTTAATGTAGATCCTGGAAGGGATGCTTCAGCACACATCAAATTAATACTATCATAATCAAATCCAGTTAAAGGTAAACGTCTTCTTACTGCTTCAGGAATACCTAAAGTTAATTCATATAAGGAAGTCTGGGATACATTAAGCAACCTAGACTTTATCTGGGACAGACTTATACTTCTTAAGGCATTAGCCATCTATAAATATTTTTAATTATATATTATGTATAAGAGATGGCTGAAAGTATTAAGAGTAGGTACAAACCAAAGCA